TAAACTTATTAGGTGCGTCATTAAAAATGACTTATACTGATACTAACTACATCCCTATTGATACTGATACACAAGATGCAATAGATGAAATAGATCAAAACATACCAGACTTTAATAATGATATTTCTTTTGAAGATATTTATTTTGAAGAAGAATTTGTTTGGGAAGATTTTGAGGAAATATTTTTTGAAGAAGAATTATTTGAAGAAGAATTTGAAACAATCTTCATGGAGGAGTTTGAGGATTTTGAAGAATTTGAAGAAGCTGCATTTGAAGAATTAGAAGTACCAGAAGAATTTGAAAGTTTTTTTTCGGAAGAATTTACCGATGAAGAAATGGAAATAATAGAGGAAGAATTTGCTGATGAATTTACTGATGAGATTATGGAGGAAGTTGTGGAGGATGAACCAACCGAACTTGCCGCAACCGAAGAAGAAGAAATCATTGAAGAAGCAGCCAACAAAGAAAAAGAAGTTGCTAGTAAAGAAGAAGAAACAAAAGAAGAAATAATTGAGGAAGAAGAAAATGAAACCATTAATACACCAAAAGAAGAAACCGAAACCGAAATACTAGAGGAAGATAAAGAAATAGAGGTTGCTGAAACCGAAGATAATAAAATTAACATAGAAGTTAATGACAATGTATCGGTAGTAGTAAAAGAAATTTCTTTGTTTGATAATGGTAATCAATTAGCTGCTTACGATAATACAGATTTTTACCAGCCAGAAACTATTTATAGTGATGTTGATAATGCTTTGTTTATCCAAGCTGATCTATCTATTTATAATAAGGGTATTTATCTTAACATAGGATTAGATAATTATATTTCTACTGATCCAGTTGGACAGCATGAACAAAAATTATACCAGATAAAAGTAAACAAAATACAATTAATGATTGAGTTACAAAAGTTAAAGGAATTATTATGATACAAAAACTAACTAACTACGCATCTATTATAGGTGTCATTGGTGCTATTGGTGGTGGCTTTTATGCCTGGGGAGAGTTTAATACTCGACTTGATGGTATAGAAAATAAAGAATTTGTTGTTAATGAAACAGTTGATCTTGCACCAGTTAATGAAAAGATTTCTGATTTAGAAGTAGAAATATTAGATCGTATGTCTGCACTAGAAGATGAGTGGATGGCTAGAGATAACGATAGCAACGATGATATACTTAATGATATTGCTGGTGTTATATCTGACATAAAACAATTAAGAGCAGAAGCAATTAGTGAAGATCAAGAACTACAATTAAATATTGTTGAATTATCTAATAAAACTTTTAAAGAATTTGGAAAAGTAAGAGATCTTATTAATGAATTAAATAAGTTAGTTGCTATTGCAGAAAAGCAAAGTGAGTTAAATAAAATATTAATTGATGAAATTAAAGCGGAAGCAAGTAATCCGCTAGGTGGATAATGTTTAACATTGTTGCCATCATTTGTTTTTTACAATTAACAAATTTACCAACAGCTTGTTTTTCAAATGCAACGATTGCTTTTGATTTTCCAACACAAGAAGATTGTTTGTTGAAAAGAAATGTTTTGGCAGATGAAATAGACCAGGACTTAAAAGATCGTAATGTAACAATGATGTTTTATTGCGTAGAAAAACCACAGACAGAAAATACAAATGTCTGATTGGGAAAAAGAAATTGCTGAACTAAGAACAGATGTAAAGCATATGCTGCAAAGCCAGGAAACAATGCAGCAAGAAATAAAAAATTTACAGAAGTTTTCTGCTATGGGATCTGGTGGTTTAAAAGCATTAGTATTTATTGGTGTCGTTTTAGGTATCTTTGCAAAGTGGCTGGGATTTTTTGATTAGTTTTGTCTTATGCTAAAATAAAGGTTGGTTTACAATCTGAATTTGTTGCAGCTAAATGGCTGACAGAAAAAAATTTTACGGTGTATTGGAAAACACAAGACATGGATCCTATTGATCTTGTAGCAGTTCACCGTGTTACTGGAAAAGTAATAAAGATAGATGTTAAGACAGCATCAATACGAAAGACCTGGAAGCCAGGCACAATGATTACAAGAACACAATCTAAATATCAAAAACAATTAGGAGTAAAAATTTTATATGTCTTTAAAGATGGAAGCTGCAAGTTTAAATCAAATTAAAGAAATGGTTAAACGGCACGAAGGGTATCGCTTGGAACCTTACAAATGCACAATGAACAAATTAACTGGGGGGTACGGTCATGTCATTCTCCCTGGGGAAGAAGTACCAACAACGAAAGAAGGTTGGGAGTCTATTTTTGATGCAGACTTCGACAATGCTGTTGAAGGTGCTGCACGAATTTGTGAAGGTATGAGCATGAGTGATAAAAAATTTGGTGTTTGGATCTCGATGGTTTTTCAGCTTGGAGAAAATGGCACCTCAAAATTTAAAAATGCTATTGCCGCTGCGAAAGAAAAGAACTGGGATCTTTGTTCCAGGGAACTTTTGGCAAGTAGATGGCATCAACAGACTCCGCATCGTTGTGAAGAACTTGCGGATATAATCCGAGAGGAGGACTAAATGGAAAAGATTAAATACTTTTGGAATGGACTTACTAAAAGAGGTAAGATCTTAGTTGTAGCTGGTATAGTTATTGTAGCAGTTATTGCTTGGGGTCAATTCTAATGTGGCAATTATTGGCAAAGCCGCTGCTAGGAGTAGCGGCTAATGCAGTTTCTGGTTTCGTTGAAACTAAAAAATTAAAAACGGAAACAAAACTAACAGAGATAAAAGCAAATAAAAAAAGATTAGAGGATATTGCTGCTGGAAAAATAAAATGGGAAGCATCAGCTGTGGATCAAATGAAGGGAAGCTGGAAAGACGAACTGATTTTAATTTGCTTACTGGCTCCAGCTTGTGCAGTTTTTGTGCCTAGTTGGACACCTCATATTAAAGCTGGTTTTGAAGCACTTCACAGCCTTCCGTCATATTATACCAATTTGTTATACATTTCGTGTTTGGCAAGTTTTGGCATTAAGGGAGCATCCGGTGCGATGAAAATGTTTGGCAAGAAGTAAACCTAAAACCATTATCCCTGGTATGTGGTTCTTTGAAAAGACCAGGCAAGAACAAGAAGAATATAAAATAAATAACCGATCTCCTGGCTGTGAAGATTGTAGTGAAATCCCCATACTATCTAACGATGGAATGCGAACTTGGCATTGTGGAAATTGTAATAAAAAATAAGTTTTACAATAAATATTTTAATGATATAGCCACCCCTCATATTTATGGATATGAGATCCGGAGTAAGATCCGGAGGAGATTGGTGAGAGATTGAGAAAATCGAAGAGGAACAAGGCTTTGCGGGTGTAGCTTAGTGGTAAAGCTCCAGCCTTCCAAGCTGAAACGACAAATTTTTGGTTGCTAACCTTACAGGAACCTTAGATAAACCCTTCAATAACTATCAATTTCCGGACAAGATCCGGACTAAATCCGGACTTTTTTTTAGCAGCTTCCGAGCATCAGTTTTCCGCAGAAAACATACCCTTACAGCAATGTGAGGGGTTTTTTTTTGGTCTATTATCCGGATCCGGACATAATCCGTACTTGTAAACATTAGCCGCAATGGCTATATATATACCATGACGGTTAACAAAAAGGAGATACTGATGATTGACCAAGAAACTAGAGATGAAGTTAATAGATTAAAAGCATCTATTAAACATTATGAAGCTGATCTTAATAGACCAGCTACCAAATTTATTTTTGGTGTTGAAGATAGCCACGACATTGCAAGAAGAATAATTACTGCTGATAAAAAAGAATTAGCAGCAATCGAATTAGCTTGGGGGATAAAGTAATGAATATTAAACCAAGACAAAAAGGAACTACCTGGGTAGCTGATGTACCAACTGGTGAAAGATTACCAAATGGTAAACCTAAATATACCCAGGTTCGTGGTGCAACGAAATCAGAAGTTAATAAAAAGATTACTGATAAAATTGCTGAATTACAAAATACACCAAAATTAAATATCCCTAACCATGAGGATAAAGATTTTGGTAATGCTACTAGCGAATATATTAAGCATTTGCATGAAAGAATTAAAATTTATGATGTTTCACCAAAATTAGGTTTAGCACCTAATGCTGCATCTAACTATATTAGTGAAGCTGAAAA